AGGTTGGCACTTGTCAACCCTTTATTTAATAATTGTATATCAGTTGTCCGGATTTTCCGGATAGCTGTTTTTATGTGTCACATAACCCATCAAAAACGAAGATTTGTTACTTTAGAATAAGTTACAAGGTTTTGTTACTTTTTTTTGTGCGTAACGTTTTTTTAAAAATTGTAACAGTCAAAATGTATCATATACGATCGTTATTGTTACACCATTCACCATGAAGCGAATTAACTTGATTGGATTGTTGCCGAGCACCACATTCCAAGGCTTGTTACAAGCCCAGTTTGCGATAAAACTAATCGTTTATTTTTTGGTATTCAATAATAAAGTTTTGAAGCCTTGAGATAAGAAATTAACAGAAAACATAACAAGGCTTCTGTTTAATTGTAATGTTTTATTTTTATTGGTTCAAGTTTGGGTGTGCCTTCAAGAAAAAAAAACCCATGAATATTAGAAGGCACTGAATCAATCATTTATATTGTATCATTTATCTAGTAGATCGGGATGGTATTTTTTAACAAAGGCATGCATCATTTTTGATATTGCCGATGTATATTTGTAACCTTCTCTTTCACACGCTACTTTAAACCGCTCAAGTAGTTTAAATTCTATTTTCATATTGAATTGTTTTTTACTTGTCATGTATTTATGATAACTCAATGTAAAAATAAAAGGTAGATAAATCTATACCGAATCTACCTAAAACGCCATTTTTTTATGTTATAATGAATAAAATGAGCGTAAACGGCAAAACTCGCAAAACAAAAACAAAAAAAAACGATGATAAATTTATAGGATTAGTTCCCCCAAAAAAAGACGATGTTTTAGAATATAAAAAAATTAATACATTAATGGATGATGAGACATTAATAAATGAAACATTAAAAAAATCGTTTTTAAAACACCTTGAGATGACTTTTAATGTGTCGCAATCATTAAAACGTTCTGGGCTATCGTCTAGGCAATATAGACTATTTTTAGAGAATGATTTTGAATTTAACCAATCGGTTCAAGATTTAACGGATGAGCTAATAGATTTTGCTAAATCTAAACTTTTTAAATTCATTAATATTGAGCCTTATTATAAAGACAATGACGGTAATATACACAAGCACCCGCTCAGTAAAGAATGCTTAAACGCCACTAAGTTTTTACTTGATAAAATAGGGTCTACTAATGGTTGGAATGGTGAACTTACTCCCGATATTTACAAAGAAAAACAAGATAACGAAATAAACGTGTATATAATAAAACCTGATGGTACTAGAACAAAGCAAAATAATCTTTTAGGTACAAAAAATGAAACAAATTAAAGATATTATACTTGAGACCAAAAAAATTAAATGGGTGGATATATTAGATTTACAACCCATCGACTTAAAAAACGATTATCATAGCGAAAAAACAAAAGAATCGATCATAGAAAATGGATTCAGCCGTGCGATTTATGTATGGCTAAATCCTGACGATCAACAAACCTATATTATCGACGGGCATTTAAGAACCGATTTATTAAAAGAATTGGTAAATGATGGGTATGACGTGCCGGATATGCTTAACTGTACGTTTTTGGACCTTCCCAACAAACAAACGGCTATTAAATACCTATTACAAGTTTTCAATCAAAAAACTAATCCAATAAGCCAAAAAGCATTAGGTGACTGGTTTGACCAGTTAGATTTATCAATCCCTGAATTAAATCTACAAATCGATGATCTCCATATCGAGCTGGATGATATACCGCTAATAACTGAGACTCAGGGAGATGACGACGTTACAGAATCGGCCCCGCCTATAACTCGTCGTGGGGATATTTATGAGCTTGGGGGTGTCCATCGTGTGATGTGTGGCGATAGTACCAGCATCGATGACGTTGAAAAGTTAATGGATTGTGATAAGGCTGATATCTCATTTACTAGCCCGCCATATAATGCGGGTAAAAGTGAATTGTTAAGTGGAAATACACATACGGGCGATAATAAATATAATTCATACAATGATAACCAAACAAGTGAAAATTATTTAGATTTATTAGTATCGTTCACTGAATACGCCTTACTGAATTCTGAATATTTAATTTGTAACATCCAAAGTCTCGCTGGAAATAAAATCGCTTTAATTGATTATATTAATCATTTTAAAAATAATATTATAGATGTTGCAATCTGGGATAAAGGACACGCCGCTCCAGCAATGGCTGTAAATGTTATGAATTCCGTGTGGGAATATTTAATATTTATTTCAAGTAAAGATCAACCCTCTAGAGCAATTCCAAACGCTAATTTCAGAGGAACAGTACCAAATATTTTTAGAAGAAACCCTCAAAGAAACAATGAGTTTTCTAAAATTCACGCTGCTACTTTTCCAATAGAGTTATGTGAATGGGCATTACAATTTACAAATGAAAAAAATATCATTTTAGATCTATTTCTAGGTTCCGGCTCAACATTAATCGCCTGCGAAAAATTAAACCGCAAGTGTTACGGCATGGAACTGGATGAAAAATACTGCGATGTCATCGTTCAACGCTACGTCGATTTCTGTAAAAAAAATAAGCGTGAATACTCCGTTTTTCTCAATGGTAAAGTCTGTAAAGAATTTGAATCCGATTAGATTATCGCCTCAACGTATATATACATGACCTTTTTGGATTCATCCGCAAACTGGATTTGATAAAAATCCTCACGTGTCCAAGGTGTTTTAATTATTATTTCGTCTTTTATCCATACTTCGGTGGTATAGTTTTTAGGTATTTCAATAATTTGAATTTTATTATTTAGGACGGCCTCGACTAGGTTAGGTAACCAAACACTCCCATATTTATTATAGTCATTGAGTACGTCCTCAAGCTGCGTAATGTCATCACCACCTAAATAAAAACCCTCCCTTAACCTGAACGTGTATTTGGGCCAATCCTTTTTGTCTGGGCTTAATCTATTTCCGTTTAAAGATGAATGGTTAACAATTACATCATGATATAAAACCACCTCGTTAGGTAATACGGCTTTTTTTATCCAATATATTATCGTGTCTACCGGCAATTCATCGATTAGATCGGTTAGTTTGTATGAATGACCATACCATGCAACCGCTTGCTCTGCCGTGTAGCCTTTTGCCTTGAATTGATCAATTCTAATTAATAGTTTGGCGATACGTTCTGTTTGCCACATCGATTTTCTTGCGTCTACAACGTAATCACTACTCATAACTAAATCTAACTCGTGTGGCGTGTATAGATGTTTAAATATTATGTCCCTGATTTCCCGATCCTGCCGTAAAAAATCGTATAGTACACCGTTTCCACCCTCCACCAATATCTTATTACCTTCCTTTAGTAATCTTGTAACGTTGGGGGTGGGTATTGTGTCCGCATATATGCCAAAACACAACAAAAATAATAATAAAATTCGGAAAAGCATATTTTGATTAAAACTAATTAAAAAAGTTTTGTCAATAATATGATGGGTAGTATCACAACAACAAAAACATTAAAAAAAGATAAAAACGTTAATAAAATATAGAATTTACGGATGTCTTGGTCCACATTCTCCCATCTCTGATAGGTTACGTATTGAATATCAGTTAATCGCTGTTTTATTTCGTATAAATCTTTTTGGTTTTTTTCTATTTGGTCGAGTTGTGTTGGCATTAAACCACCGCCTTCTTGCGTATGATAGTGGTATGGCCATTGCGTTTGATTGTATCCATAATATTAAGCTACTTTGAATTTCCATACCAAAAAAATAATGGGCCTCAAAAACAATGACGGCCGAAATGAGGTTACCAATGACCACATCCGCAATAGACTCTTTAATGCTATCTATTTTTTTTTGCATGTCGTGCAATACGGTCGTTATTAACTGCAAGGCCTACCAGCATCATTCTGGCATCTTTAGGGCTAATATTAGTACTAAAAATGCTAGTATCTACACCTAAGACATTAAGAATTTTAAGTAATAACTCACTACAAAAATAAGCCTTTGAGTTTTCGTTCTTTTTGCCAAAAAATCCCGTTATTAATGCCGTGTAATCGTATGGCAACCCCACCAATTCATCATAATAATCGCTTAATCTAACAAACGTGTCATTTGGAATCTGTATTTGATAATTTAACGATGAATGTGATGATAATTCTTTAGGGCTAACTACGCCACCAAAAAAGCTGGCTTCGTATAGTTTTGACTCGTTGTAAAACTCGGATTTAAGCCTAAAACTAACATGATAAAAAATATCATTGGATAGCCATTTAATTATTGCCGTCGTCCATCGTTTTGGGTCATACCATTTAAATTTCTGGTCGTGAAAATATATGGTTATTTTATTTACCATTATTTATGCCCATTTGGCCTTGAACTACATAAACCACTTTGCTCATCTCGTCGTATTTACGCTCATTTTTCTCAATGTCTGATCGAACCAACCTTATCTCAGATTGAAAATAATCCTTCATGGCCACCGTTGAATTTTGTAATTCGACGCATGAGCTTTGTACGTTTTTAATTAACATAATGGCCTTCACTAATGCGTATGTCATAACTATTTGGTATATGAACACAATGGAACCGAACAAATATTTTGTAGTTAATAAATGTTCGATCAAAGCTTCCATAATTTATATATGCCTCACTATCGACTCTAATAATGGCCTATTTAGTTTATCCTTTGATAGTGGCATATTAAAGCCAATCAATATCAAAATTAAAAACATACTTGTAATCACTAACCATGCTGGGATTTTTCTTTTTAATGACATTTTTTTGGTAATCTCTTTAATTGTGTTTGATTGGCATAATTCAAAAATCAAATTATCATTCTCTTGTTCCAAAACAAAAAAAACGAAACAAAAAGAAAATAAAAAACAAGAAGTGACAATTAACCATATAAGAAATTCAAAAAAGGTATTAATGATGGGTGATGATACGAATATCAATCCAAAACCAATCAAACATAAAAGTATTAAATGCCAGTCTCGTCGTCTTCTAGCATCAACCCATGCCTCAAATTCTGATTTGTAATTAAAAATCTTTGTTTGCTCTTCGTGAATTTTGTTTATTTCGTCAATCATTGGATTAAAGCTTCCATGGTTTAATTATATTTAACTGATCAGTCAAAGTAAATTCACAGCTTAAATGAACGTGATGTTTATTGCCTGTCTGGATAGTGGTTATCCCTGAATTACTATAATATTTATTATAATTATTTATGATGTCGATCTCTAACTCTTGCGGTTGGATACCCTTCAATTTAATGTCTATCGCTAGGCCTTGTTTATGTCTTGATAGATAACTGCCAATTTTACAAAGTGAGGGGCGATATCCTGAATAATTATAATAATACTCTTGCTCTTGTTTATTATACCAATTATTAATCATTGGTTTTTGGCCGAATCTATCCATAATTGACTCGGCCATTTTAATTAAATCTTTATTGATAAAACGTACTGATTTACGCTTAAAACGTTGAAAAATCTCATGAGGCACAAAATCTTGAATAACGAAATTGTGGCTTAATTCCATTATGATGGTTTTGGATACGCCGTTTTCACCGATTGAATATGGTCGGCCCATGTTGTCGTGCCGTTGGTATTATCCCAAAATTGCATATCCATCTGTTCGCCTAATGATTTATAACCTAATGGGCCGTTTGTTCGTGCGTAGGAATATAAATAATTATCATGTGCCACATCAATTTTTTGTTCGTGTGGAGCATTGTTTTTCTGATCTTGAATAGCGATATTAGCCAATGCACTGTCCCACGATTCATTGGTTCGTATTATTTCGCCTGTTTCATCATTTTTTAATAATTTTTCAAAAGCAAAAAAATCTCGTGTTGGCTCTTCAACGTATGAGCCTGTGCCGTGTGGGGTTGTATCATCAATATAAAACTTAAACATAATAACTCCTATTTATTCCACGCAAACATTATTTTATTTAATTTGGGCGTTGTGCCTGAACCTAGCAATGATAATCGCCACCGCAACCCCAATGATTGATCGTTAATCGGATGTACTGGGGCACTATATATATCCCAATTTGTCGAATTTCCCGTATGTAAATTAAACAAAACATCATTATACTCATAAAAACCGGGATTAAATATATCGAACGTATTCGACTCAAAAACATTGGTCCATGTAGAACCACTGTTAGTTGAACGCTCGATTAAACATTGTAGCGTAGATGGTGAGCTGGCTGGACCAGTAAACTGCAATATTAAATCGACTTTGTTTTGGATTGTTCGGTTATTAATCCAGCTACGCTCATAGGCCAATTCGGAATAGTAAATGACACTATAACTTGAGCCGATTGTTACCAACCCCGGGTAGGGATTAAATGTTTTAATGCTAACATAGTTTTTGTATTTGTTGAGGTCTTCTTGGTATGCGTCAAGATATATCGTTGTTGCATTGATTGCGATGCCAATACTTCCAATGTATCCGGTTGGGGTGTCTGTTATTGCACCGCTTGCTCCAATATAATAACGATTGCCTGCATTTAGCCCACTAAATCCATTCCAATATCTCACGGCGATCGTGGCTGGGTCATTTAAGGCGGTAGTTTGTGTGACAAATCCAATAACATTGGCTACGCCTGAACTGGTAGAATCATCGGCTTTATATGCCAACCCACCGGACAATCTGATTGCATCGTTTGCCGTTAATGCTTCACCTGCTGTAACGGTAATTAAATTAATTTCATCGGTGGCATCCTCTAGGTACTGCGTCCATTCATAATTAGATTTCAATAAAAAGTTTAATTCCTGATATGTTGGTTTTTCTGGTATACCTTGTAGATTTTTTGTATAGCCCGTTGTTTTTCGACTCGTTGGCTCAATTACGTTTGTCCCCACTGGTTCCGAACTCGCCCACTCCGGCAAATTCAATGTTGGTTTAGTTGCCATTTTTTATACCTCCTATTATTTTATAATTCACTTAAAAAACCTCCTATTGCGTCATTAGTAACATCTCCTAACCCTGCACCGTCTTCGTCGCCATCGAATGCCATATATAAGGGAATTATTTCAATATAACTAAATAAATCGCTTAGATATCCTCCAACGCTGGCATTGTTAACGTCCCCTAACCCTAACCCATCAATATCGCCATCAAACCCAACGTATCCGGTATGAGTGGCCACTAGATCAATGGCAACGCCCACGGGCTTCGCATTGTTTACGGCTCGTATAATATCGGGGTATGAGCCTAATGGTTCAGCGTCCATAGCGTTTAGTGATATGTGTGCAGGCCCTAATACATCATAGATGACATTACTAGCACCCATTAAGGTTTTAAAAATTGATAATACTTCCTCAATGGTTCCCTCTGAATTGATTTGTGCGATACGGTTATATAGTAAAACTCTATAAACGTCATCACTAAAACCTTGTCGTGGTTGCCCGATAATGGTCCCAAAATTATCTAATTGTTGCCCTACGCTGGCCTGTATTGATCGTTCATTTAGGACCTCAAAAAACATGGTCTCTAATTCTTGTACCTGTGTCCCATACGCCGTAATAATAGCCTCAATATTTGGGGCTTCGCTGTATTGCGTTATTAATCGATCAATCGCCTGTGCTGTATGGTTGGTTATTTCAATCATGAATTAACGATTATCCTTGAAGAGTCAAACACCGCCAATTCAAACGCATCAATACTAATATTGTTAGATTGTGTTGGTGATGGGGCAATACCTGCCAATATCTCAATACCTATAACGCCACTTATAGTATTAATTGGCGTATATAGCCTATTAATGATTACATCATTCCCAATATTAAGAGTACTGGCATAAGCTAAAATAACATTTTTGACCTGCGTGTCGCCATCGACGGGGTAAATATCTCCCTCGGCTGGGTTCGTGTTGGGAACAATGTTAATAATTAAATAAATATCGATTTCAGTGGGTCGTGAAAAACCTATGGTGTGACTGTTGCCTTGTGAATCGGTAACGTTTACAGTTACGGCTCCATGGGCTGTAATTCCTGCCGGTTTAGAAAGAAATATAGCGTTAGCTATTTGGGCATCTAATCCCCCCAAAACATAGGTTTCAAAAGATTTAGCCGGTCTACCGAATGGGTCGGTAACATATGCATCATTTTCAATTACTAATACACGCTCAACATCGTCGACGGTTGTTAATACGTTATTGCGTATCCCCTCAAGGGTTGCCGTTCCGCTTCGTTGTAATAATTGTAAACGTCGAATCCTAAAATCGGCATCCGTTTCAACGTCTCGGCCTAAATCACCATCCAATGCGTTATCAATGGATGATACCCCCGCCGTTGGTGTTACTATTTGGTTTAATGTGTTGGCTAAAACTTGTACTGGGCCGGTAACCGTACACTGCATCTCTACGTCTACCGTACCACCGCCACCAATTGTCACATCGGCTATGGTCTCGAATACTGATTGATCGTTTCCTTGTACGTGTGCCTGAAAACCCGCACTCACTACCGTTGACGGCGTACCCGTAATCGTTGCGGTGACTTTTGTTTTCTCGGCTTGTAATCTCACAATGTTGTTAATTGAGGCTATATTATCCAGTGATGTCCCAATAGCTGTATTTGGGTATTGCGAATTATAAACAAATTGTCCCAATTCCCATATAAGACTCACACGCTCATCAAGTACCCCTTTAATCTGTCCCAATGGGCTATTCCCTGATAAATTAATCGTTGCACCAAGTGACGCTTGTAATGCTAGGGTAGTCTCATCTCTGATATCGGCTAATGTTTTAAGATTAAAACCGGTTGTTGTTATTCCATAACTCATAGCTATATTATATCATTCCACCGGTACAATATCATTGAGTATAATATCGCCGTCTTCTGACTGTATTCTTGTGCTTACCGATAGTTGACGTGTTGAACCATTAAAATCAAACGTCAAATCATTTATCTTTTTTACGCCGTTTGTTTGCCTGATTTGATCAATTAAAATCGCTTGTGCCTGTGATAGGCTATTTCTTTTTACGAAAATCTCGTTAAGCCACGGCACGCCGATTGATTCATCCAAAAACCACTCGCCCAATATTGTCTTTAAATTTACTGTGATATTTTGCGATGTCTCGTCAATGCCCGTAATTAACGTTAACTCATTATTTGTGATATCTAAGTCATTATTTGTTAATTTTAAATCCATTATGTAATACTCCCCGGTCCGGCTGGTGTCGTTATAGTGGCGTTGTTAACTATCTCTGATATTATTGCCCCTGCGTATGCCTGAGCGAAAGCCTGCCGTTGTGCGTCCGTCATTGGTGTGCCGGCTGGATTACTAGCGATATCGGCCAATACTAAATCAATGGCACTATTCATCGATGAACCTAGCCTATTTGCGTCCATAGTCATTAAAAAAACCTCCTCATAGTTTAATATTCCCCAATTTTGTAGCAATACTTGAAAACGTACTTGCGTTGATTGGTGCTTGTGGCCCCATCTGGGTATTTGTCAGAATTTGACTACAAGCTGTTGCTAATTGCTGGCATAAATCAATCAATTCATCCGATTGGCCTTGTAGTTTAATTTACCATCTGATAATTGAATTTCTGTATTTTGGTATTTTAATAATACGTTATTGGGGTTGGCCTGATACCCTGAATCATTAATTTTTAGGGTTGGGTATGCCACCGCATCGGATAAATCAAATTTTCTGTAATCGTCGGGGGTTTCAATCTCGCCCGATTTACGCCATTTGTCTATTGACCGCTCATTAAATATTAATTGAACGGTATCGCCTTTTTCTAGCGGAAAACTAAATAAAAATTTATTAGTTTGATAGTATGCCACGGGAATATCGCTCAATACCGGCAATTCTATGGCCTCGCCCGTTATCGCTATTTTTTTTATGGCTGGTATAACATCAACGGTTTTTTTATTTGGATTATATGATTGAACGATTGCTGGTATAGATGTGTGAACGTTCACCATCACATTATCAATTAATGCATTAATGGCCTCAATAAATGTTGGTGTTGAGTTATCCGTTTTTAGAAACATTTTGCTCCACCTCCAATTTCATCAACCAATCGCCATCGTGTGTGTCTCCGCTATACTCAGCCGTGATCACTTTATATTGACCATCGAGTTTATTTATTTCTGATTCTATATAGATAATCTGTGTAGGGTATACGGCTGGATTTATTAAGGCTTTAACTGTGTAGATATTGCCCGCAATAAATAACGAATTAATGCCCGATTCAATCATTTTTTCTGTAGATATCAAA